TGGTTTTTGGATTAAAATATCATAAATTTCACTGCTACTTCGATTTATATAAAAATTATCCCCTTCTTGAATATAATTATCATTTTTATTTTTTAAATTTATCTTCCATTTTATAGTAGTAACACCACTTATATCTATCTTTTGATCTGAATTTATTAGATACACGTAAATAGGTAAACTACTGTATTGTCTTAGTGACAATATGGCTGTGTAAATTATATTAAAATACTGTTCATTAGCATGAAATATAAAGGCTTTTTTTATAGGTTTTTGATAACTTAATTCTTTAAATTGGGGTTTAAGTTTACAATATTCATTACTAAATGTTAAATTTTTATGTTCAACTTGAATAATAGGTGAGTTCCATATTTGATAATCATTTGTAGTGGTTTTACCTCCCCTAGAAGAATCAGTACTTGCTTCATAATGAATAATAGGAGAAGATAAAATATAAGCTCCTTTTTTACCTAAAGAATAAAGTTGTGAATAAATCCAATCATCTCCATAATAAAAAGTAAGGGGTGGAGGAATTAATATAAAATCTTCCCTTCTAAATGTAAAGTCCCATCCCTGTCTATAGGGTTGTTCCATTACTTTATATTTTAATTCATCATTCCATGTAGTATAGTCAGGATGATTAGTAGAATGGTTAACAGCTCCAACTTCTGGTTCTAAATCAAAAACTTCTAAAGTAGAAGATAAAAAATTGGGAGCAATTTTTATATCATTATTTAATAAACAAACAAATTCAGTTTTACAATTACTTACAAATTGATTCCAAACATGATTTAGTGGTTCATTTGTTTTATTTTGTATAACTTTAGTATTAGGTAATAAAGAACATTCCTGGAGGAAAGATTTTGTTCCTTCTTCTGTGCTAGCTTGATCAATTATGGTTAAATAGAAAGGAACTGTTTGTTGTTGTAAATCATTTACTACACTTTTAGTGTATTCTAAATAATTTAAATTAACAATTAAAACTGATATTCTAGGTTCTATTTTAATAACTTTTTAATTTCTTTATCCTCTATTCCTAATTGGGATAATATTTTTATAACTTCTTTATCCCCTAAAAACTGTAAGTATTCTTTTATCTCACGGGTAGATAATTGATAGTAATTAGTTAAATATTGTATTAAATCTTTGTTGCGTTGTTTAACTGTTGATTTAATATATTTATTCCACTTATTATTTTTAGGTATATATTCTTTATATACTTGATAAATCTGTTGTTTTTCAGTAGGTGGAAATGATTGCACCTCATTTACTAATTCTATATAATCAGGGTTCATTGATATAAACCTATGAATCATATAGGCATTAAATTCTTCCCACTCTTTATTAGTAAATGAATCAACAGGTGATTTTTTATAATTGATTTCTTTTAACCAATCAAATAAGTTCATCTGCTAATTCTTCTCTTAATTCTTTAGGTACTGAATCAGTTAATATTTTACCTGTAGTTGGTTCATAAAATACAGGAATAGGCATCATAGCATCTTCTTGGGTACCAGTTACAAACTTAGATACCTTACGTAGGATAACTCCTTGTTGGAATACACTGCTACCATCAGATGTTTTGATTGCTTGGGTATTTTTTAAATCGATTTGGGGTTGTTGGATTTGTTGCTCCATTATTTATTATTTATTAGGTTTTGAATTAAAGACATTAAGTTTATCTCTTTGTCTATACGGAAATTTGATTTATATAAATGTTCATTTATTAGAATAGCAGCTGTGCCTTCTTTATCAGGCATATATTCTGAAGCATTTTCATATAAAAATCTAAATAATTCTTCATAATCATCAACTCCTGAGTCTGCTATAATTTGTCTTATATTTTTATAGTTATTGTTTTTTAACTCATCAAGCACAGAGTTCATATAACTAGAGGAAACAAGTAAACTATCATCAAGTTGTAAATGGCCATCTACAGTACTTGCTTGAACAGTGTTTAACATCTTGCGAATGTCAGGATAGTACTTATTTACTAATTGTCCTACAGCCGGAACTTCATAACCTATGTTTTCTTTATCACATATTCCTGCTATATGAACTGCTACTTCTTTTTTAGTTGGTGGAACTATTTTGAATGTTTGACAACGTGATTGAATTGGGTCAATAATACGTTCTACAAAATTACAAGTTAAAATAAATCTTGTAGTACGTGAAAACGTTTCAATTACATTACGTAAAGAAGCTTGTGCTTGAATCGTTAAAAAATCAGCCTCATCTAATATAACTACTTTTAATGGTTTAATACTGGCAACTGATGAAAAACCTACTACTTTATCTCGAATTGTTTCTATACCACGTTCATCTGAGGCATTGATGTAGAGTGAATCACAATCAAGATTATTAATGATTAATTTAGCCAATGTTGTTTTACCACAACCTGCGGGCCCATAAAACAAATAGTTTTGAATATCATTTTGTTTTAATTGTTTATCAATAGAGGCCTTTAATGTAGCATTACCAACATAATTTTCTAAATTATTAGGTCTATATTTTTCATTTAATAAGGTATGTTCCCTAGTATTCACCATATATTGAATATCTTCTTTCTGGTTCTGGTTCTATAATTTCTTCAGTGGTCGATACAGCATACAACTCACTTTTTAGGGGGGCAAGCCTATATTCACCTTTAAATCCAGTTTTTATCATATATGCTTCTAAAGTATCAGTTAAGGAAGCATGTACTGGACCATCTGGTTCATTTGCTACTAAACGCCACTTATCACCAGGAGGAACTCTCCTGGCAATAAGAACGTTATCTTCAATAATATTGATTTCTGGATTACTTGCTTTCATTTACTGAAGCTTTACGGTAATCTGTTACCAACTTTTTGATTTCACCAATTGCTTTACGAGCACGTTGTGCTCCTGCTTTAGTGGTTGTGTTGTGTTCTGCTACGAATGTTTCATACAGACCATTAATTTGCTCGAAAATTTCTTGCTTTGTCATAATTAATTAAATTAAAATTTACATCATTCCCATCATGGGATCCATTGGTTGTTGTTTATTTTCTTCTTCAAGTTCATCTACTACTGTACATTCTGTAAGTAATACTGTTCCTGCGATTGAAGCTGCATTTTGTAATGCGGTACGTGTTACCTTAGTAGGGTCAATAATACCTGCTTCTTTCATATTAATAACTTCTCCTGAATCTACATCAATTCCTGCCCAAGTATCATTACCTGATTCTACTAATTTATATTTGCCTAGCATTTGTGCTTCAGTTGTCTCATATCCAGCATTAACCAATATTTGATTAAATGGCATTCTACATGCACGTCTAACTATAGCACTTCCAGTTTTAGCTCTACTTAATATTTGAGAAGCATATAACAGAGCAACACCGCCACCAGGAACTATACCTTCTTCAATAGCAGCTTTGGTTGCATGCAATGCATCATCAACTCTATCTTTTTTCTCTTTCATTTCAGTTTCAGTAGCACCACCTACATGAATAATAGCTACTCCTCCAACGAATTTCGCCAGCCTTTCTTGAAGTTTTTCGATTTCGAACGGTGTTGATGCTTTGTCGATTTGTTGTTGTAATTCTTCAATACGTGCTTCAATTGATTCAATTGGTCCTTTTCCATCTACAATTGTTGTTGATTCTTTTTCTACAGTTACAGTTCTTGCTTCTCCAAACCAATCCCAACTAAATTTATCAAGTTTCATTCCCTTAGATTTAGAGAATACCTGACCACCAGTTGTAATTGCTATGTCTTCTAAAATTAATTTACGTCTATCACCAAAATCAGGGGCTTTAACAGCACATACCTTCATTGTACCTCTCATTTTATTTACAATCAAAGTAGCTAATGCTTCATTATCAATATCCTCTGCTATAATTAATAATGATTTAGCTTGTGATGATACTGCCTCTAATATAGGTAATAAATCTTTAACTTGAGTTAATTTTTCGTCGGCAATTAGAATCATTGGGTTTTCTAATACTGAAGACATAGTATTATTATCGGTTACAAAATATGGTGATTTATAACCACGATCAAATTGCATACCTTCTACTGT